ATTTCAGCATTGACTGCTGGGCCATAAGAACCATCGGCTGCAGCAGCGTCTCTAATCGTTGCTAACTTTCCGGCTACATTTTCAAAAGTAATATCATACTTTTTTCTTTGCAAAGCTTTCATTTGCTGAATACGTTCTCGCACATGAGCATACTCTGGATTATTCATCATGCGACTGGCAATGACTTCTGGATTTTTAAATCCAGCTCGATGAGCACAATCGGTTTGTGTCAAATCTTGGTACACCATGAGATTGACAAATACCTCTTGCATCTTTGTTAATTTTTTTCTTTTAGCCATGTTTAAATTTCCAATCCTCTTCAAACAAACAATGTCTGATGGCACCATCTGCTTCTTCATACAAAAATTGCATACTCAACAATTGTATAACTTTCCCTTCACTAACTCTATTATAACCAGCTTCCGTATGCACAATCACATCCCCCAGGGTCGGTTGCTTTCTCCTACTTATCGACTTCATCAAACTTTACTCCACGTTTATGCAATTCATTTAACAACTTGTTGCGATTTCTTTTTCTCCCATCTTTCAACTCTTTGAGTATCTCCTCAGTCGTCGCTTGTTTTAAATAAAAATGTTTCCATTGCCACATACCTGTCGGTCTACCAGTAGCATCTTTTATCGATTCCTTCTGTGAAGGTTTAATTTTTGTCGGCATATTTTTTCTCCTGTTATTTTAATTTATAAGTGGGTTGAGAGGGGGTGGGGATGTGGGTTTACATACCCACTCATTCCCCTTCTTATAGAAGTGCACAACTGCACAACTGCACAACCCAGTAAACATAAGGGTTTCAGAGCACGCTGTGCGCATGTGCAGGCATGTGCACTTGCACAACTGCACAATCAAAAAGCTATTGATTTTATTAACTTTTTTCAGACGCTGTGCAAAATCGCCAATCAGCGTTGCACAACCGTTTTTTCGTCTAATCATGACAAAAACACGACATCGTATCGTCCTCAAACATATCATCCATCACTGGGTTTTCAGCTTCCTTCAAAAGCTCCACATAAGGTGGGCGATCCGATCGAAAAGTTGCTCCGGTACCCTCGCCGATTCGATTTTCTTGGGCTATCCACCAAGTCGTTAAATCTGGGCGTTCTTTAATTAGTTTAGTCAAAGTCTTACGTCCTTTTAAAAAACACAAATCACAATTGCCAGCCAATGTTTGTCCATCGATGCTCGGCAAAGTCAAATCAAAGTTTGCTTTCTGCCAAAACTCTAAGACATCTTTGACTGTATGTTTAGCGTCATACATGGGCATTAAATTACCCCAACGTTCTCGCTCAGAAGCATTTCTTGATGAGCTTACGCGTTTCGGCTCGTCGTAACGTAAACCTAAAACGTTATCCCAGTGCTCATAACCTTGCATTTTCCACATGAAATCTTTCATGCGTCGAATTTTTAACTCAGCAGTACAGAATCTAGCTACTGGGTTCGGCAAATAGGATCTGCGTCCAATCAAAGCTGCAAAAGGTTCGCCGTTTCTACTAGCAGTCTCATAAGTAACTTCTTTCGTACGATAAACGGGACGCTCATCGGCCATTTCTAACTCTAGCCAGTGTACTTTTACGTTCCAATGTTCGCTACAAGCTTGGACAAAGTCCAAAGTCTCAGGCATTTCTTTGCCAGTGTTAGCGAAAGTCACGTAGATATCATCGGGCAATGTGCCCCCGTGCGCGTCGATGATTTGTTTCAACATGAACGCTGAAGTTCTACCCCCACTAAAGCTTATCAGTGCTGGGCCTTCAATCTTGTACGGATTCATTGATACGTTTGTAATGAGTTCTAATTAAATACTTTCTTATGATAGCAAATACTGTCAACACTGCTACCTGGGTCGCTGAAATAATAAAGGCATTGTCAAACGCCAAGAACAACATCGTTGCCAATACTGCGTACGATAAAAACCAATTGATCGGCAACCCTAAAAAGGTATCGATACAAGATTCTTTGAGTGACGGCCAATCCAGTTTCATTCTGCCTCCCAAGGTTTACGGCTTTGATTATCAAAACGATAGTGCCAAGTTTGTTTACCAGGAATCGCTTTCGTCTTGACTACATCGCCTAAGTATTTTTGTACGTGACTCACGGCATAACGAGCTGCGCGTTCGCCGCTCGGCAAGTTGTTTGCTTTCAGTGCTTCACGTGCCAACAGTTCTAATTCTTGTCTCGTGTAAAACTTTGTTCTGTCCATAGCTCCCGCTACTTTTTGTGCAATCTCAACCTCATCTGGACCTTCATCAAAGTCCACCATATCCCAATAACCTTTTTCGAAATCAAACCTAGACAAATGCGTTTCAGGTTCTTTAGCGTTACGAGCTTCATAAAACATTGTCACGTTTGGACGTTGTCCCATGAGTTTGATACCTGAATCCATCCACCCAGCAAAAGCTGAACCCCCACGTGCTGACATGAACGAAGCATCGTCGGCTCGTTCTTTACCCGTGTGATGGGCAATGATTACTGCCACGCCAAAGAGTTCAATCAAGCGATCGATTCTGGACAGTAAGTTGTGGATTTCTTGGTTACTGTTTTCTTCACCATCAAAGAAGTTAATGATGGGATCGATCATAACAATGTCGGGTTGATGATAGTCGATGCTCTCAGCGATTGCATTGATGTCTTGATCCCGCATTAAATTTTTTCGTAACCTACCCGTTGGAATCAGGTTGGCGTGTCCGAGTGCCAGCAAGTCTGGGTCGTGTCGATAAGGTTCGTAGTACAAATCGATTCGGTTTTTTAAAAACTCTTGAATGATTTCGGCTTGGAGCCACATGACCTTGCAAGGTTTCGTAAACGGCATCCCCATAAACTGTTGCCCAGTCGTGGCAGCGGCAGCAAAGGCCCCAAGCCAATGCGACTTACCGATCTTGGGTTTACCAATCAAAAGACACCTAGATTGTTCAAAGATAAAACAATCACCCCAATACTGTTCGATGGTACCTGACTCGATACCTGTCCAAAATTCATCGTTGTAACTTTTTAAATTCAGTGGGTCGGTCTTACCATCTTGTACCTTTTTAACTTCGATTGGATCCTCTTGATCCAGTATCTCTTTGAGCTCCTCGCCTAAATCTATTTGCCATTCGCTTGTCTTCCAAGCCATGATACCTGCGTCGACATCTTCTGGATTACGTTTGATGTGCCCCTGGGTAATCGACATAGTCGTTTGCAAAACCTCTGGCAAAGGCAGTGGGGACTTCAATGTTTGGTTCCAATCAAAAGCTTTGATCAAGACTTCACGATAGCCCCAACCTTCACGAATCCATTTACCCAAGAGTCTTGCTAGAGTATCGTTGCGTTGTCCGACTGCGACAGGATCTGTCGTTACCTTATTGCCACTGGTGAATGGTTGTACCTTACCTGTTTGATTGTATTCGTGGATAGCATTCAAATCATTCATGTTGAGCATGGGCAGATCTAAAGTGTCATTGATTTGAAACCCATTGGCTAATTTAAAATCGTATTTGTGTGAGGGCGAAACCATGACGTAACCACCTTCACCCCTAACGTCTAAGTTGCCAGTCATGTTCCTGACGTTTAGGCCTTCGTTGACTTGATAGAAATAATGATAACCACCGCGCGGAGTTTTTTGTTTCAAAGGCGATCGAGTCACTTGTCCTGATTCGACAAACTCGACCGCCTCCGTGCTATCACAATCTAGTACCACAAATGTTATACCCGTGATAGCTGCCCAATTGGCACCTGGATAACGTGCCAACCACTCTCTCATTTCATCTTGGGTGGGTTGTCTTCTTTGATAAGTCTCCCACTTAACTCTGGGTGTCTTTGCCCATTTCGCTGCCAACACTTCGTCGCTTTCAAACGGATGACGTTTGCGAAAATATTCTGGAATAATTTCGTTGCGTGAGCCACAAGGAATCAAATGAAAACCCTCTTCCCAAAACGACCAAAGCATTTCGCTTTTGGCTTCGTCCGAAAAAATTTCTAACTCGGAATCAGGATTCAGTAATAAGGGCATCAGCTTCTATTGGACCGTAAATGTCTTCCCAGGTCATAGCGTAACCTGTCATTAGAATTAATTTTTTTGCTTGTTTGGGTCGCGGTTCTCGATTGCCGTAGCGCCAAGATTTTACCGTATCTATGGAGACACCCATTTCTTTAGCCAACGGTCCCTCTCCTCTTTTAATAATATATTCTTTCAATGTCATACCATGGATTGTAAATTATTTTTTGCTTAAAGTAAAAATATTTGTTGACATTTATTTTTTATTTTGAAAGAATGAGCATCGAGAGAAACAGTATGAAAGAGAAAATAAAAGAAGAGTTCGACGACCTCGCTGACTTACTTGCTAGGAAGAAGAATAATTTAGCCATGCAAAATCGTTTGCGTGAAGAGAGTAAAGAATTGGATATAGCTATTGCTCGTCATCC